GGACGAGATTGGTTACAATGGTTCTCAATATGCAGATAGAACAGCATGGTGTGCTGTGTTTGCTGGTGCAGTACTCAAGCGTTCAGGTAATAAGTATATACAAACAGCATCATCACAAGCATACTCGCAATATGGTACTGAAGTAGCAACAGCACAAGGTGATAAAATAGATTTGACAAATCTCAAGAGAGGAGATATATTGGTATTTCAAAGAGGTGGTTCAGCGAAAGGAACAGGACACGTTGCGTTTGCTACAGGTAAATTTACAGATACACATGTAGAAGTTGTTGGTGGTAATCAGAGTAATAGTATTACACAAAAGAGTTATAAACTTAGAGGTGGTTTCTTCTGGAGATTAAGAACAGTCAGAAGAGCAGTAGCATGTGATGATGGCATTACACCAGCTCCAACATCTAGTGCAATATAATGCCTGGTATAGTTAGAGCAACATTAGATAAGAATGTTAAGCATGAAGATCCTTTTACACCACTACCTCTTCATCAGACACCTTACACTAAATCTGGTGCTAATGTCTTTGTGAATGGTGAACCTGCGATTGTTGTAGGAGATAAAACAGAATGTGGCGATGAAGCACTTACTGGCTCACCTAATGTCTTTATAAATGGTAAAGCTGTGCATAGAAAAGATGATGCTACAAAAGGCCACGATAGGTTTCTACCAAGTAAAGCAGAAACAGGTTCTGAAAATGTATTTGTAAATGGTGATTAATAGTTATAAATAGACAATAGTATTTTATCATTATATAAAGGAAGAGTCAAGTGAATTATCATGATAGTTTGTTAAATCTTTTTGAGACTTATGTAAGAGAGAGTGAAAAGTTTGATAAAGGTAATATGTCTGCTGGTACAAGAGCAAGAAAAGCTTTAGCAGAGATATCAAAATTTTGTACTGTAAGAAGAAAAGAAATACAAGAGAAAAAGAATGCCAGATAGTTCTGAAGTTATATACAGTGATTTTGATAATCAGTTTATAACGAATCCTATTACAAAGTCTTTGAACAAGAAAACTAATAGAGATGCGGTTAAACAAGCTGTAAAGAATTTAATACTAACTGATTACTATGAAAGGCCATTTGAACCTAATATAGGTTGTAACATAAGAGGATTTTTATTCGAACCATTTACTTCTCATCTACAAGAACAGATGAAACAAGCAATTATAAATGTAATAGAAAACTACGAACCTAGAGCAAATATTATTGATATATTAGTTGAAGATAGAATAGATTTAAATGCTATAGCAATCACAGTAGCTTTTGAAGTAATAAATGATCCTGATGCAGTAGTTCTAGATGTCATATTAGAAAGAGTACGATAACATGTCAGCTAATACATATCTCAGAGTCACCGAAGTAGATTTCGCTGACATAAAAACAAACCTAAAAGCGTATCTACGTTCTCAAACTCAGTTTAATGATTATGATTTTGATGGTAGTAATATGTCAACTTTGCTGGACGTACTAGCATATAATACACATTACAATGCTTTTTATACCAACATGTTAGCAAATGAAATGTTTTTAGATACAGCACAACAACGTGATAGTGTAGTATCAAGGGCAAAAGAGTTAGGATATCTTACACGTTCTGCTAGAGGTGCAAGTGCAAACGTATCTATAACTTTTGCTGGTGTAGCATCAAATGTATCTGAATTTGAATTACCAAAGAATACATCTTTTACTACAAGTATTAATAATAGAACATTTACATTTGTTACACCTGAATCTAATATTATAAGAAATGTTGGAGGTGCTTTTACTAAAGCAATTACAATTACAGAGGGTTCACCCGTAACTCATGAGTTTACTGTTGACAGTTCATCACCTGTGAAGTATATTATACCAAATGAAAATGTAGATACTCGTAGTATAAAAGTTACAGTTAAAGAATCATCATCTTCTAGTGTCACCACAATTTACACTAGAGCAACGAATATACGTGAGGTAAATAATCAATCAACAGTTTATTATCTTCAAGAAACTCATGATAAACAATATGAAGTTTTGTTTGGAACTGGTTCATTAGGTAAACCAGTAGAAGATGGTAATATTGTACAAGTGGAATATAGGGTATGTCATGGCACACAGACTAACGGCGCAAATACTTTCTCTATTGATAGTATATCAATTACTCCTAGTTACTCAGGCGCTACTCTCGTAGTAAACTCAGTAGCAAGAGGAGGAGTAGAAATAGAAAGTGTTGACAGTATAAAGTTCAACGCACCAAGAAATTTTAAAATTCAAAATCGTGCAGTGGTTGCAAAAGATTTTGAAAGAATAATATTAAATGAAAATACTAATCTATCATCAGTTGTAGCGTTTGGTGGTGAAGAAGCTGTTCCTGCTGTTCATGGAAAAGTTTATATTGCAATCAAACCACAAGGTGAATTAATACCTACAACTACATTAAAAGATGAAATAAAGAACTCTATTAAGAGTAGAACAATGCTTGGTATCGATCCAGTAATTATTGATCCAACTTATCTATATGTGATACCTACTATCACAACATATTATGATACTTTAAAATCTAACATAGCCACATCAGCTATACAAGCACTAATCAGAAGTTCTATAGTAAAATACTCAACAAATAACTTAGAACAGTTTGGACAAAAGCTAAGATATTCTAGATTTGTACGTGAATTAGATAATACAGATGAAGCAGTATTGAATAACGAAGCTGAGTTTAAAATGCAAAAAAGATTTGTGCCAAGCACAACAAGTGCGACATTAGTAGAATTAGAGTTTCATAATCCTATAAAGACTTCTTCAATAACATCTACGCCATTTACATTTAATAATTTCATAGCACAATTAGATGATGATGGATTAGGTAATGTTAGAATTTTCAGATTTAATACAGATAAAGAAAAAGTGTTCATCAATGCTACTGCTGGTACAATAGATTATACAACAGGTAAATTAAGCATGAGTAGTTTTGTTGTTTCTTCTTTTGATGGTATTGAAATAGAAGTAAACGCTGATCCAGTAAATAAAGATATTGTACCAGTAAGAGAACAGATAATAATTATATCTTCTGAAGATGCAGTAATCAAAACTGAGGCAGAGGTTAATTAATGTCAGTTGAGGGAAAATTATCATCTCTAGTTGAGAATCAGTTTCCTGCTTTTTATAAAGAAGAAGGGCCAAAATTCTTGGCTTTCATTAAAGCTTATTATCAATATCTTGAAACAACTGATAAGCAACAAAATGTTCAAAGAAATTTAAAAAACTATAAAGATATAGATGATACTCTAGATGAGTTTATAAAATATTTTCGTTCTGAATTGATGCCTGAAATACCTAATGATGCACTTGCAGATAAAAGATTACTTGCAAAGCGTATCAAAGATTTGTATACAACAAAAGGTACAATTGATTCATATAAGTTACTTTTTAGAATATTATATGATGAAGATGTAGAAGTAAACTTTCCAGCTGATCAAATGCTTAAAGTTTCTGATGGCGATTTTAGAATAGACAGATATCTAACAACACATCACGATCCTAGATCATATACGTTTATAGGAAAAACAATCAAAGGAACTGATAGTCAAGCAGAAGCATTAGTAGAAGATGTTAAAAGACTCGTAGCTAAAAATAGAGATATTGATCAAATACTTCTATCAAATGTAAAAGGCTCTTTCAATCATTTAGAAGCAGTTCAACTAAAAGATTCACCTGGAAGTGGCTACGCACCTATTGTTGAATGTGGTATACGTAGAATTTCAATCACAACAGGTGGAGGCCAGTATGAAAAAGGTGATATCGTAGATATCATATCATCAAAAACTGGTGCGTTTGCGAAAGCTGTTGTTGTAGATACAAATGATTTACAAAGTAAAGTTAATTTCAATATTACAGATGGTGGTTCAGGATATGTTACAACTGAAGAAGATCAAGGTACAATAGTAGAATATATAGGTGGTGTTGGAACATCTCCTGCTACTTTTAAAATATTAACTGGTGATTTAACAGATACTTTTGCACTAAGCTTGAATACAAATAAATTTGGATCAAATACAGTTTTTGGTGCCACTGCTCCTAGAGTTACATATAGAGATACTTCACTAGGTATAATGAATACTCATGCAAATACTTTATTATGCTCACCTGATTTTGGTTTTAGAGAAGCAAGCGAAAATCTTGTATCAGGAACAAACTTTAGAACAAATGCGAATGCTGTTATAGTTCTTCATAATACTAGTGATCCAGGTGTTGTAGTTGGTGACAGTTTATTTGGTGTAACTTCTTCTGCTAACGCCATAGTAAAAGCAATTCGTAGAACATATGATGCTTCATTAGATAATGTTGTTCTTGCAGTGGATACTTTTAGAAATTTTCAAGCAAATGAAACTGTAAAGAAAACAACATCTACAGGCGCTACAGTAGGAACAATAAAATCATCAGGTGGTTTTTTCGCAAACACAATAGGTTATCATGTTGTTCAAGTTGCAAATACTGATGGTGGTGGAGGTATACAACAAGGTGATGAAATAGTAGGTATGCGTAGTGGTGCTTTTGGTGTTGTTAAAAAGATATTAAATATTACAGCTAGTAATACATACGATCATAGTGGTAATGGTAGTGCTGATAGAAAAGTTATTACTATGCAAGTTACAGCAAACACTACAGCAAACACAACAAGTCAATTCGATGCTGGTCCAATGAGAGCTTTCTTAACAAAAGAAGGTATAAGAAAAGTTAATAGTTCTGTTGTTGTTGGAAATAATGTTGTGCAAACTTCTAACGGACAAGTAGAAAATATTCATACTACTTTAAATGATTCGTTACTATTTGTCAACAATACAGTTGGCACAATCGCAAGACTATCTAATAGAATAGGTGGACAAAATTTTACAAAAGCGCCTGAAGTAAAAGTAGAAAACAGAAATGTAGCCGCATTAGGTATTGGTGAAGCTTATCTTACTGTACAATATGATAATGCTAATTTCGGTACAGGTGTTAATAGTATTATTGCACTTGATACTAATGATAGATTAGAACAAACATCAACTGGTGCAAAAGCTAATATCATGGCTGTTGGACAAACTATTCAACATGCTAATAATACATATGAAACAGTTCTTAGAGTATGGCAAGATGAATTACAAAGAGAACCAGGTGGTATTAATTGGGCTACTGGTACTACAGCTACAAAACATTTTACAGATGCAAGTCAAGGCTCTCTTGCTGGAACAGGTGCAGTTAACATTGTAAGTATACAAGATGAAGGAATTCTTGGAGAAAATGCTGTTATAACGGCAGACATAGGCGCTAATGGTTCTATCAAAACTGCTAGAGTTATTGATTCAGGTTTCTCTTATAAACCAAATGAAACAATTACATTCTCATCTTCAGGTAGAGTAAATGCTATACAAGCACAAGGAACAATAACAATAGATAATATAGCAAATGCAGAGGGATATTATGCATCGACAAGAGGACATGTATCTTCAGCTAGAGGCTTCATACAAGACAGTAATTTTTATCAAGAGTTCTCATATGAAATTGCCGCTTCTATTGCTTTGACACGATATAAAGATGTTGCATTAAGATTAATACACCCTGCAGGGCAAAAGTTTTTCGGAAAATTTAAAGTTTCTACAAATGCGATGAGTCAATCTGTATCTACAAGTTTAATAAGAAAAAGAAAAGTTGCAACAGGTACGATTGCTATTAATAATAATGCAAACACAATAACAGGTACAGGTACACAATTAACTACAGAATTTGCGAATGGAGATACGATAATAATTGGGCCAGTTAGCAATGTCTTTTATCAAGCACGACTAAATATAGTCGATAGTGCAACTAGTGCCAATATCTCTGTAAAT